TCTTGGTTCTGTTCGTTATTGGGATATCCTAATATATAATTATCTACGAGAAAAGAATATCGTTATTCCACAAAAAATAAAGTCAGAAAAGGTAGAGAAATTTGAAGGTGCATATGTAAAAGAACCACAAGTTGGTATGCATAAATGGGTTATGAGTTTTGATTTGAATTCTCTGTATCCACATTTGATTATGCAATACAATATTTCACCAGAGACTTTGGTGAATGGCGACGGCCAACCAGAAGAAGGAATGGTTGATAAAATACTTGAGGGAAAATTGATTGGGCCCAAAGAATATTGTATGACTCCAAATGGTGCGTTCTTTCGAAAAGACAAACGAGGATTTCTGCCCGAAATAATGGAGACTATGTATAATGACCGTGTTAAATTTAAGAGACTTTTACTGGAGGCTAGGCAGAAATATGAGGACACTAAAGACCCCAAGCTCCTCAAAGACATATCTAGATATAACAACATCCAAATGGCAAAGAAGATATCGCTCAATTCGGCGTATGGTGCTATTGGGAACAATTGGTTTCGCTATTTCGATCTTATGGTCGCTACTGCAATTACAACATCTGGTCAGTTATCTATACGATGGATTGAGAAGGCTCTTAACGTCTACCTTAATAAAATCTTGGAGACAAAAAACGAGGACTATGTTATCGCGTCTGATACCGATTCGGTGTATATCACTTTTGACGTATTGGTTAGTGAGGTGTTTAAATCGGGAGGAACGCCTGAGAAAATTGTCGATTTCTTGGACAAGATTGCAAGTGAGAAGTTGGAACCTTTTATTCTCAAAAGTTATACGGCTCTTGCTAAGAGTATGAATGCTTATGAACAAAAAATGGATATGTCAAGAGAGGTTATTGCTGACAAAGGAATTTGGACTGCGAAGAAAAGATATATTTTAAACTGTTGGGATATTGAAGGAGTTCGTTATAAAACTCCACAACTTAAAATCATGGGTATCGAAGCAGTTAAGTCATCCACGCCAGCTGTATGCAGACAAAAGATTAAGGATGCACTAAACATCATCATGACGGGTGATGAGAAAGAACTGAATACATTCATACAAGATTTTAGAGATGAATTTATGAAGTTGCCTCCAGAAGATATTGCTTATCCTCGCTCGGTAAATGGACTTAAAAAATTTTCATCATCCAATGGTATGTTTGCAAAGGGCGCTCCCATTCATTGTAAGGGAGCCATATTGTATAATTATCTGGTGAAGAAACATAAGCTGTCAAACAAATATCCTATTATACAGGAAGGCGATAAGATAAAGTTTCTGCACATGAAACAACCAAATATCTATACATCAAGTGCATTTTCTTTTCTAACCTTTATGCCAAAGGAACTTGACATTATTGATAGAATAGACTATGATGTACAATTCACTAAGAGCTTTGTAGAACCATTAAGGTTTATCACTGAAAAGATACTCTGGAAAATTGATGATAGCTATGGAACGCAAGGAACTCTAGAGGATTTCTTTTAAATCGTTTAAAATCAATGGCTTAGAAGATTTTTGAACTTTTTTTCAAAATCGTTTAGAATCAATGACTTAGCGCCTACGATTTTTGTTGACATATTCGAATCCGTATGGTATTATATAAACATGATGATGCTAAAACCCAGAGAACCAAAATTTAATGGTCTGACCGTAATTACGGTTGGTTACATTGACATTAATGATATAGATAAATTTGCAAGAAAGAATAAGGCCCGTAAGAAAGGCATTGTTTCTAACGATGTTGTAAAGTTTGAAATCCTTATCAAGAATGGTGTTTATGAACCTTGGTATAACATTCCTCCAGTTGTGGTGAAGTTGCCAAATGGTAAATTTGAACTGGTTGCTGGTGAACATAGGTTTCATGCTCATAAAGGACAGGGTAAGACAAAGTTTTGGGTTGCGATTGTAGAATTTGATACAATTTCAAATAAACTTCTATATCAGTCAATTGAGAATAAGTTGGATACAACATATGTTGCAACTCCAAGGACACTTGCTGACATTACTAATTCTGCTGTTACCATTCTAAAAGAGGAAGGATATGTAGATAGCAATTTGCCCACAAATAATGCAGTTTGGTCAGTTGTTAATAAGTTAGAGATTTCTACAGAAGAATGTGCAAAGGTAGATGTTTTTGAGGAAGTTAAGAAGGAAATTGGTGCGACTACAGTTGACGTACAGACCTATTCTTCAAAGACAGGTATTGAAGTTGCTGCTGATATTAATGATGGTAATTCGACACCATATGAGGTTGAACTCTATAAGAACGTGTCAGGTAAGACAACTGATACAGATATAAGGTTGTTTTTCAAAATTTTGGCGGCCAAAGAAAATAATCCTGCTCTCGCATATAATGTGTATGCACATTGGTCAAGGGTTGATGGCGAAAAAATTCCTGATGCAAGAAAGAATAAAATCAAATTTTGGAAAACTATTGAGAACAATATTGTGAAGTTTGCAAAGGTGTTGGAATCTCCTAATTATGTATCACCAACACTAAAACCTCTTCCACAGATTGAAGATGATGATGTCTAAATTAACTCTAAAGAGGAAGGTAAAGTTTAAGGATGCTTATGACATTATGAAATTTGGTGTTGAATCTGGTAACTGGAAAAACTCTTTTGCAACATATTATAAAATACCATCACCAACAAAGGATGGTATGATATATGAACGTGTTTTTTATGAACAAGTTGCTAAAATTAAACTACCTTGGGTTTCTGTAAAATATATGAAAACTGATAATAAGAAAAAATATACTACAGATGACCATACATACAAGCCACAATTTGGTGCTAAATTTTTGATGGATAATCCTTATATCTGGATAGATAATTTTGACAATTTTTTGTGGTGGGGAGAGTTTTTCTCTAGTGTTATTCCTGTAACAAAAAAACAAAATGATGAGCTTTCTAAACAGATTACAAATATTAATAATGATTATGCGGTTAATATTCCTTTGTATGAAAGCTATAAGGCTGCTGGTATTGAATTGTTTGAAGATGGCGGTGAGGGATATGATGCTACACCATATGACCCCTTTAAGAATATTCCAGAAGTTTTTACTGAATATCAAAATCTTTTTGTGGTTGCATGATTAAAAATCTTCTAATAGAACATATCAGAAACAATACGCCGGATAATGAGATTGCTGTCTTGTTATCTGGCGGTATTGATTCACTCTCATGCGCTATCGCTGCACATGATGTTGGTAAAATTGTAAACGCATATTCTTTTCATCTTGACACACATGAGACTTATGATTATAATAAGGCTAAAGAAGTATCAGAGATTATGGGTTGGAACTTCACAGGGGTTTCAGTACCCACAAATGATTTGGAGAATGATTGGTTTCGATTAGTTGAACTTGGTTGTAAGAAGAAAACACATTACGAGTGTGTATGGCCTTTCTTATATGTGTATCCAAAAATAACAGAGAAATATGTGTTAACGGGTTGGGGTGCTGACGGTTATCATGGAGTAAGTAAAAAAGCAGTAATGCACTACAAACATCCTAAAGAAAAGTTTGACCAGTTTAGGAATGATTATTTTTTACCAGAGAAAACTGCTGGACTGAAATGGCACTTGACTATTGCCGACAAGTATGATAAGGTTATGATTAATCCTTATTTAGATAAGAGGATGAAAAATTATTTCTATCAGTTTACATGGGATGAATTAAATAAACCACAGCAAAAACAACACATCAGAGAAGCCTTTCCAGAACTTGATAAATTTAAAATTAAACCACATTTAAATTTACAGCTTGCATCTGGTGTAGATAAGGTGTTTGAAGGTTTGCTAAATAACAATAAGATAAATTTTAGAAATCGCAAGAGAGTGATGGATATTTGTAGAGATTGGTCACATGGCATATTGCCCGTATAATTTAGAGGATTTTTTTAATAATGTTTATAAAAGCTAATGAAATATCAGATAGAATTAAAGAAGAACTTGACGTTAAGAATGATTTATTCGGCGATCAATTTATTTCTGATTTAAGACCAGTAGCTGGTAAGTCTGCTTCTAAATCTGGTAGAATATTTGAGGATATTGTTTATAGTAAAATAGCTGGAGGTGGCCATATAATTAATAAACGTCCAAAATTTAAATGTCATTTTGGGTTGTCTAGAGAAGGTGATTTTGAAATTATTTCTGCTGAAAGACAAATTCATATAGAATGTAAACAATTAGGTAATGCAGAATCTCATTTTGATAAATTATCTCATGTTTTTATGAATTTGGTGTCTGGTTGTTATGGTAAAGAAATGTGGTTAGTATATGATTATAACGGTGACGTGAGCTCAAGTGGTCATAGAAAGATAGAATCGTTAATTAAAAGAAGTGCTGAGTTGAAGAAACAAGTTGCACTACAGGGTATCACATTTGAATTGGTGTTGATTGATGATCTAGCAGAAAAGATGAAGAAATTTAAATGATTTATAAACCTTATACTATGCAAGACGTACATGATGCATCTGCACAAGAGAAGTTTAAAGTCATATCGACCTTCGCCGGCGGTGGTGGTTCTTCTACTGGATATCGTCTGGCTGGTGGTAAGGTACTTGTCATCAATGAATTTGTTGAAGAGGCACAAAGGACATATGCAGAGAACTATCCAGACACGGTTATTCTTCCTGGCGACATCAAGGAGTTAACAGGAAAAGATTTTCTGGATGCCGCAGGGGTTGACGTTGGTGAGATTGATATTCTAGATGGTTCACCACCTTGTTCTGCTTTCTCTGTGGCTGGTAAATTGTCTCACAATGTACATGATGAAGAACGTATTGATTTATGGGGAAATGTGACAATAGAGAAAGTTCCTGGCAAACATTCTGATGGATGGGCCCAAACCAAAAATTATTCTGATGGTAAGATGGTTGAAAATATAGAAGACTTGTTTTTTGAGTTTTTACGAGTTGCGAAAGAGATTAAACCCAAGGTGATTGTGGCAGAGAATGTCAAGGGGTTGACTGTTGGCGAAGCTAAAGAGTATTTTAATAAGATACTTAATGAGTTTGAAAATATTGGTTATGATGTTTGCGCTCAAGTATTAGACAGTAGATATTATGGTGTATCACAAACAAGGACTAGGGTTATATTCATTGGTGTGCGTGAAGATGTTGCAGCAAAGGCTGGATATAGTTTTATGAACATCTCACAAATATTTCCAGAACCAGATAAAGAAGTTATTCCTGTTAAGGATGTAATGGTTGGTTTGGTAAATGATCCAGAGGAAGTAAGATATCTTACAGAAAAATTTAGCAATACTGCATATTGGAAACAGACAGGAAGCAAGATGCCGATTGATCCAGATAAAGTATTGACTGGCGGTGATTATCATCCTAAAGGCCATCACTTTAATCTTAAAAGAGTTTCACAATATCAACCGTGTCCTACAATCACAGCAATGGGCTCGGCAGAGACAACTGCTGGTGCATTTCACTGGATTGAACCAAGGAAGTTGACTTTAGGTGAATTAAAGCGTATAATGAGCTTACCTGATGATTTCAAGTTGACAGGTAAATGGAATCAGAAAGCAGAACGGTGTGGACGTATGGTGCCACCACTTATGATGAAAAAAGTTGCAACATCAATTTATGAAAAGGTATTGGAAAAATATAATGGTTGATTTTACATTTGCACATAGACAAGAAGGATTTGATGAACACATTGATTGGTCTATTCGTGGGTATAGTAATCTCTTGGATGATGTTATTAATTTATCACGTTATTTTGTTGAGAACAATACTAAAGTTGTAGATATTGGTTGTTCTACAGGTAAGCTTACCAAGAGGGTTATGGAACATAATAATGATGTTTGTCCCTCAGCAAATTATGTTGGTGTAGAAGTTGCAAAAGGCTTCTTTGATAATATGGATAAAAGAAAAACTGAACTTAATAAAAAGTTTCCTAAATTATCTCTTGAATTTATTAAAGATGATATTCGAAACTATAAATTTGAAAATTGTTCTTTAGTAACATCTTTATTCACTTTACAGTTTATGCCATATTCTTCTAGGGAAACTGTTATTCAAAATATATACGACGGCTTGAATGAGGGCGGCGCGTTTATTTTTGCTGAGAAAATTGATACTACTCATAGTAGATTGGAAAACATGTTACGCACAATATATTATGATTTTAAGAATCAAAAATTTTCTTATGACGATATTATGACCAAAGAGAAAACATTACAAAATATGCTTAAACCCAACTCTTGGATTGAAATTGAGAATATGCTTGACAGTGCTGGATTTAAGGCAGTTCAATCGTTTTGGCAAAATCATCTTTTTATTGGTGCGATGGCAATTAAATAGATATGTCACAAACTATTGAACGAACAACTCTAGCTGAACTTGTAACTAACGAACCGTATGCTCGCAAAGTGCTTCCTTTTATGAAGGGAGATTATTTTGCAGACAAAACAGAGCGTACAGTTTTTGAAGAGATTACTAAGTTTGTTGATAAGTATAATAAGATACCCACACAAACTTCATTAGAAATTGAGGTACAGGGAAGAAAAGATTTAAATGAAGATGAGTATAAGAAAGTGGTTTCAGTCATACAGACTTTACGTTCTACGGATGTGGATTTTGACTGGCTGGTAGATACCACAGAACAATTTTGTAAAGATAAGGCGATATATAATGCAATTGTGGAAGGTATTTCAATCATTGATGGAAAGGATAAACAGAGAGGCCCAGATGCTATTCCTAGCATTCTCACAGACGCCTTGGCTGTTGGCTTTAATACTGCTATTGGTCACGACTATCTTGTTGATTCAGAATCACGTTTTGACTATTACCATACAGTAGAAGAGAAGATTCCGTTTGATCTTGAGTTTTTTAATAAGATCACAAAAGGTGGACTTCCACCAAAAACATTGAATATCGCACTTGCTGGTACAGGTGTAGGTAAGAGTTTGTTTATGTGTCATGTTGCAGCAAACTGTCTTAGTCAAGGTAAGAATGTACTTTACATAACTTTAGAGATGGCAGAGGAGCGCATTGCAGAACGTATTGATGCAAACCTTATGAATATTTCTATGGAAGATTTGCATGATTTACCCAAGCAGATGTTTGACAACAAGATTGCCAAGATTATTAAATCAACTTCTGGTAAACTCATTGTCAAAGAATATCCAACTGCATCAGCCCACTCTGCACATTTCAGAGGATTGATTAAAGAACTGGCAATCAAAAAGTCATTTAAACCTGATATTATATTCATAGATTATTTGAACATTTGTGCATCTAGTCGATTTAAAGGAGCACAAAATGTTAACTCTTACATGTATGTTAAAGCAATTGCAGAAGAACTTAGGGGATTGGCAGTTGAGACAAATGTACCAATTATGTCGGCAACACAAACCACTAGATCAGGTTTCGTTTCTTCAGATGTTGGTCTTGAGGATACGTCTGAAAGTTTTGGCCTTCCAGCTACGGCTGATCTCATGTTTGCACTTATTTCTAACGAAGAACTTGATGAACTCAACCAAATTGCAGTCAAGCAACTCAAAAACAGGTACAACGATCTAACAGTGAATAAAAGATTTGTTATTGGAATAGATCGTGCAAAAATGAGACTGTTCGATGTTAAAATATCTGAACAGAATGATCTTGTAGATAGTGGCCAAGAAGACTTTTCAGAGCCAGTATTTGATAACACAGACTTCGCTGGTTTCAAAGTGTAATAAATTTCCTTCTTTATAAATAGTCCAAACATTACAAATGGAGCTATTGAATGAGTTATTTGCAGAAATATGTTCGGCAACTTAGGCCAAGAACAGAAAATTACATTCTACCTGTAGAGAAGATACAATCATTACTAAGTGAGCGAGTTGACACAACTCTGAACGCTTCTATTACAGAATTATTTCCTTGTTTAGCATTTAATAAGAAATTTAGGCCGAGCTCTGTAGAGGATTTTAAAAAGTTTCTGTATACTCTAAATCTTAATTCTGCAAAATCTTCTTTCCATTCTAAAGATGCCCCTTCTGCTAAGTTAGTTATTGAAAAACTTCCTACTATGGATGAAAGATTTCTTAAAGATAAGATGGATAATGCAATAGGTATAACAAATTACCTATACGAATTACATAGATCAAAACCTATTAAAAATGTAGTATGGGGCTATCGTGCTAAACCAGCTGGTATTCCAAAAAATCATGCTGGCGATATATTTGTATTTTTTAAGAATGGTGATAAAATAGGTGTTAGTCTTAAAGCTGGTACTGCAAAATCTAAAGAACCACTGAAAAATACTTATGTTGGTACTCAATATAAAAATCTTGGTGTTGATACAAAATCATTGGAAAGTGATTTGTGGAGTAGGGTATACTCAAAAATTCCCGGCGTAAAAGATGTTGCAAACAAATCCAACTTTGTAAAAAACAAAGAAGTTACTCAATTATATGTTGATTATTATGTAGAGAATGAATCGGAAGCTAATGAATTATACAAAGAAATGTTAGTTGTTTGTAGGGAGCATATGTGTGATGTTTTAAATAAAATGAATATTAAAGATTTTATAGATTGGGTTCAAGAAACATTTAATTTGCAAAGGAAAGGTGATGAAATTCCTTTGATTATGGTTAAGGCTGTAGGAAATACAGCTGAACAAAAAAGTGATGATATTGTTGATATGATTCCTCTTGTAACAAAACATTATGCGTATTTAAATAAAAGTTCTGTACAAGAGTATTTAATTGATATACACTCGCCAGATGATAAGAAAACATTGAAGATGACTATTCGTTCTGATTCTGGTGTTAGACCAGAAAAGGGTGTAAGTGGCCAAGGCAGACTTGGACAATATTTACAATTAAAAATGCAATATAGTGGTGTGCAATGATAAGCTTTATAGAACTAACAGAAGACAAAGGTGGCAAGAACCTTCACCTTGAGCATTTAGAGGATGAAATCATCAACTATGGTGTTGAAGGTGGACGTGCTGCGCTTAACTTTCTGCGCTCTCTTAGAAACATGTTGGCTGGTGGAAGTCGATCTTCTGTGAACATGACTGTAAAGTGGGACGGAGCTCCTGCTATATTTGCTGGTATAGACCCCGAAGATGGTAAGTTTTTCGTTGCAAAGAAAAGTGTCTTTAACGTATCCCCTAAATTATATAAGACAGAAGCAGAAATTAATGCAGATTTATCGGGAGCGCTTAATGCAAAATTTAAAGTCGCGCTTAAAGAATTTTCGAAGTTGGGGATCAAAGGAGTATTGCAGGGCGACCTTATGTTCACGGATGATGTGGAAACAGCGACTATTGACGGTAAGTCTGTACTTACTTTTCAGCCTAATACTATTGTATATGCTGTACCTGATGATTCTGTATTAGGAAAAACTATTAAAAAGGCAAAGGTTGGTATTGTCTGGCATACCACATATACAGGTGATGCATTACAGGATATGAAAGCATCTTTTGGTGCAAACATATCCTCACTGAATAAACCATCAAGTGTGTGGATGGACGATGCAACATATAAAGATGCTTCTGGTAAAGCTACATTTACAGAAACAGAGACAGAGAAGGTAACATTAATACTATCACAAGTTGGTACTACGTTTAGAAAAATACATTCAGGCCAACTAAA